CAAGTTTCTTGAGTCGGGCACAATTTAAGGAGCCTCTGTAGCAGGCGATGCGCCTGCTACCCCTCCATAAATGGGGCCCTAACTTTTTGCTAATATCAGAGAACCGCGACATAACTCCACTGTAGGTTAACTCCACTCCAAGTCTCAATTGTTTTCTTATTGGTTACTCACAAGTATAAATACCTACCTTAAAATCACTAACTATCTAACAAATCATGGGATCAGTCACAGTAGATCACTCTAAAGACCGTGATTTGGAGCTATGGAAATGCAATGCTAGATCATTCTCAGACACTGCTCCTGTTACAGGAACTATTTCTTCAATCAATCAACTTACTCGTGGATTTCTCGAGGACAATCGCATATCGCGTGTGATTCGCATCAAACGCTTAAAAATCGCTTATACTTTATGCCCGTATACTACGGGCACAGTAACTGCGTTGGCTGGAGATACTATTGCTGTCATGATCATCTGGGATAAAATGGGCGGAGACCAAACCCCTGTATGGACTTCAATTTTTGGTGACAACCCTCTCAGCATTAGTAATCTCTACCCTGAACGATATCAAATTCTTCATCATCGATTATATGCGATGGGTCCTTTTACAATTGCCGGTGGTGCTCTAACCGGTGGTTCTTCGCACATGTGTTATACACACGCCGAATCCATAGATATGGATCACACCACGATTTTCAATAGCTCCTCAACTGGTGTAGTTGGAAACATCAAAAGCGGAACGCTTTACTGGGGTTATTGTGCACAAGAACAAGCAAGCACTGGTGCCTACGTTATACGAGGCACAGCAACATTTTTTTGGGAAGACGTCTAATTCTGATTGGTCATTCACAACTATAAATAAATAAATTTGTCGTGTTGCTCATTCTCAACAAAACGTCCGACTTCACTCATTACAGAGGCGGTGGAAGTACTTGTGAACATTTATCTCCTAAAAGAAAATTTCTTCAACCTTCACCATGCCAGGATCAAATCAAACCTACAGAGCAAAAACCAAGCAAGAGCTCGCTCACGCAGCGATTCAACGAGCTCGAAAAACGGTTATGGCTTCTAGAAGAGGCGTTGTTGCACCTCCAAGAACTGGAGGATTCTACGGAGTCGGAGAACGACCACGAGGATCGGGACCAGAATTGAAAGCAATTGATGTGCAAGTAGCCGCTGGTAATCTTACCACCGGCGCTACTGTGGTTTGCTTGAATGGATGTCAAGTAGGTGCCGATATTGGTAATCGTATCGGACGTAAATTAACAATGAAATCGTTAATGTTGAGACTGCATTTCTCGCCAATTGCCACAACTGACAGCCCTATCGGTTGCACAGCAAGATGTATGGTAATATACGACGCACAATCAAATGCGGCAACTATCACTGGAGCTATGTTACTACGCTCCGATGCATTCTTGGAACCAAACAATCTTGAAAACCGAGATCGGTTCACAGTTCTCATGGACAAATTCATCACTCTTCCTGCCGCAAACTACACCACTTCTGAAGTACTCGGTGGATCTCCGACCCCCCGACTCGTCAAAAAATACTTAAGAATCAACCGTGACACTGTTTACAACACAACCAACGGTGGTACGTTTGCTGATATCACATCCGGGGGTTTGTGGTTTGTAGTTCTCGCTAGCAACACCACACAACAAATTCAGTTGAATTCAAGACTTCGATTTGTTGACACTTAATCTCATGTAAAATAAAGAATTTATTCAATCAATTGATACAAATCATTTACTGAGACAGTTGGAGCGGGAAGTCCGTTTCTAAACACTGGCCCAGCCACTCTTCGAATTGGCTGTCCGTCAACGGAATCTGCTCCGGGGACGGAGGTGGAGGAGTTGGAACAAATGCTGGGGACCATGGCTGAGTCTCCTGATTCATTAATTCCGAGATCTCTTGTGAGCTCTCGAATCTCTGTAAATCTTCGTTTGAGAGGATTTGTTTCGTCCCAAGCATATCGACTGTTGGGATACCAGTCTCGGGGGTGTTTGTTAGAGGTAAAAACAATCTTTTTTGCAAGGCAAGGTACCGTTGACTGCTTAACTTCCAGCTGGATGGAATATCGGTCGGTGAGTCGAAGGAGGAAATCCCAGGTGAACCACCCGTAGTACTCATCAATGACGATGCATTCATGCCCGTCATATCCATCCCACCATTGCGAGTGACCGACCGATCTGGTCTTCCAGTAAGCACCAGGACAGTTTTCATAGCACCAACGCGTCTTTCCAACTCCGGTAGTCCCATAAAGGCATATGATCTCTTTAGGGTAGTCATTGGCTGTGGCCATGAGACATTTGTACTCCTTAAAGGCACGGGAGTACCTAACAAATTGTGAGAAGTGGTTCTGCGCAATTTCCGCCATTGAGGCCCCTTCGTCCAGGTCTGCCTTCACTGCAAGAAGATCATTTCTCTTACCTTGCTCAGGTAAGACACCAAATTCCCAGGGGCCCTCAATGCGGCCTTCTGATTTAGTACAATAGGCTCGATTTTGTTTCCCATTGCCTTTGGCAATTTCCAAATGAACTCTTCGACCTGGAAACCAGTCACAGAAGGAATCGAAGTCCCGAGGATTCTTCAGGTTTATATAGCCTTGAAGATGACGGGTGCCTGCGTCACCCTCCTCTAATTGATACACCAAATAATTGTAGGCTTTCGGGTCCCAAGTCTGAGGCACAAGGATATCGTCAACATCGGGGTTGTTGACTGTGAAGCAGAAAGAACGAGCACGATTTCTATTAGACATTTAGTAGCGTGGCACACAAGAAGCGGGCACAGAGGTGTCGGGTAATAGTAGACCGACACCTCTGAAAAATGAGCTTTTATGCTTTTTTCGGGGCCCGCTTTTTTTTCATTGGACGGTCCAATGACGTCATTGACGTCACCGCAATGACGTGGATCACGTGTATGACGTCAGTGACGTCATACCTATGACGTGGAACACGTGCACTCACGTTTGTGACGTCATTTCATGACGTATTGACCATTTCTTAGAATTCACAAAATTATTATCGATAATCGAAAAATTATTGGTCAATTATTGGCGATAAAAAACACGATTTGCGAGGTACCTTTTTTCTGGCACAGAAGTGTAAAACTTTTGGCGGTTAAATTAGCTTTTTTTTTGTAACGGCTAGTTTCATTTGGTGGCAAGTTTCTTGAGTCGGGCACAATTTAAGGAGCCTCTGTAGCAGGCGATGCGCCTGCTACCCCTCCATAAATGGGGCCCTAACTTTTTGCTAATATCAGAGAACCGCGACATAACTCC